CGCCGCGCTCTGGAATTTTCGCCCCGCCGCGCTTATCAGGCTCTTACCAGCAAACGCCCCTTTGTTGGGGTGTCGCCAGTACGTGTTCACGCTGGGCGGAAAAGGCAGGATCAGCTTCATACTTTCAGGTCCCTCTCATGTAACCAGTGGGTTGCACGCAGCCTTGCGTTTTCCTCACCGGCAAGCAGTGCGCGGATAATCCCGACTGCCTCGCTGTCGTCGTCCTTCACCGCGGTATGAAGCGTTATCCCCCGGGCCACACCACGCTTTATCGTGATGACGCCTTTTTTCTCCAGTGCGCGAAGATGCTCCACCGCTGCATTCACTGAACGGTATCCCAGCATGGTTGCCACCTCCTGATTGGTTGGCGGGAAACCACGTTCTTTCTGATAAGAAATCAGCATATCCAGCACCTGCTGCTGGCATTGAGTTAACGTCGTCATGCCGCCATCTCCCTGACCAGTTTTTCCGCCTGCTGGCGAACCTGCGCCAGAAACGCCTCACCACATGCCTCAAGTTCATCGCGCCCGATGTAGCTGATTGCCGGTCCCTTCCAGGTCTTATCGAAAACAGCAATAGCACCAGCGAAGAAAGCGCCTGTCGGCACCTGCTTCTCATCCTTCGGGATAAACCAAGCAGGCAGTTCAAAACCAATACGCCCGCGAATAAAAGCAATATGATCCGCATCTTCCGGCCACCACACTTCGCTGGTGGCAGCTTTGATCAGGAAAACATAGCGCCCACCCTTATCACGCATGGCACTGGCATGTTTCATGATGTAACGCATGCCGGTGATGTATTGCCCCTCATGCTGACTGGCGCGGCTGTATGGGGGATTACCAAAGGCAGCCCCTTTAAGCTCCGCAAGACGTTCTGACCAGTCATGCGCCAGCGCGTTGTCTTCCGCCGTGTAATACGCAGCACATTTGGCGTTATCACCGTCAGTGAACAGATCCAGAACAAACGGGCCAAACAGGGTGTTAATTCCCCAGAAAATGTTGTCCGGCGTGCGCCACTGATCACCCACTTCCTTCAGTTCATGGGCTGGTTTGTTCCGCAGTTCCACCAGCTCCTGGCAATATTTATTACTCATTAAGCCCCCACGTAATTCCCTGACAGATACCACTCATCACCCGATACAGCGCGCTTGCTGCTTTTCCGTAAACACTGCTCACGACGCGCCAGAAAATTGTTTCGTTCTGGCTGGGAGTGGCTTTCACGGAATGCCGCCATCCACACCGTTGCAGCACGACGGTATAAGCCCCTGGACTCCAGTTCTTCCGCCTGGCGGGTCAGGCACAAAATCACCCGGGGATCGTTAGTGCCGACATAGAAATTGCGCACAGGTCTGGTTTCACGAACTGGTTGTGGTTCCGGCTCCTGCGCTCTCTCAGTCAGGCGCGGGAAATGTCTGCGTGTATCCCCTTCACAACGGTGAGCCACACGCCCACTCTGACGTAACTTGCTTGCTGACTGCAGAACGCGCTGCCGTGAGTAACCTGCAAAAGCATCCGCAATGTCTCCGGAAGTACACCCCGGATGGGCTTCAATGAATTTCTGAACTTCATTCAAAAGACTCATGATCACCCCCTGAATCCTGCCGGGATCTGGCTGTAGTCCACGTTGTCGTAACTGGCTTTGAAGTACGGGTCCTCGCGTCTGGCTGCAGATACCGCAGGAACTTCCCAGGATTCTTCGAAATGACGATCCGGACCAAAGAACGTGACAGCCTGTTTCACAAATTGTGTGCCGCTGTTACCCATCGCAGATACCCAGCCCGCGTAGCGTTTCACACCTTCCAGCATGGTTTCGGGTTTTACCCCCTCATTCAAACGGGCTTTCCAGGCTTTGAAGGCTGCAGATTTTGAATTGCCACCAGCACGTTTGGGGTATGCCAGCCATGCCTGCTCAAACTCCGGAGAGTATTCCGGTCGGTTTGAACGAACTCGCACAGACTCATCAGCAGATGCACCAACAGCTATTGGTTCATTGACTGGTTCTTTGACTGGTTCAAAAGAGTGACTGGTTCTGGGTGAATCTCCTGCACCACCCCCTGGTGCAACTCCTGCACTACCTGGTGAATTTGCTGCACCAGATAGTGAATTATTTGCACTACCCCCTAGTGAATCTCCTGCACCATCAAGATGAAGGAGATAGATATTACTTGAGTTACCTTTTTCACCTTTCCGGGTGACTTTTTTTACCAGCCCGGAATCACAAAGGGCCGCAATATGATTCATCACAGAACGTTTGCTAATCTCGCACTGGTCAGCAATATGCTGGTAGCTGGGCCAGCACTCACCCTGATCGCTGGCATTATCAGCCAGCTTGATCAGAACCAGTTTTCGCAATGGATTACCCACTCGAATTTTCATCGCTTTAACCATCAGCTCCATACTCATGCTGCACCTCCGAGATGCTTCATGTTTTTTCTGGAGCGAAAGGCTATAAGCGGCATACTGACGCGGTAATTACGGCCCAGCGGTTCACAAACCACCTTCTGACATTCACGGTCAACCAGGCTAACACGTAGAACATGCCCTGCAGGCGTGGTGTACCACTGACCCGGACGAGGACAACGGAAAGTCTGATTGGTAAAACGTTTGAAAATATTCCGGATCATTTGCGCCCCCTTACCTCTGAAGGGTTCAGCGACAAATTTATGAGGCAGGCCAGCGCCGAAGCATCATTAATATAGTCATATAAGCTAACAGCCAGCGGAGATTCGGCTTTTGCCAACATAGGATAAAGCTGCTGCAGCCAGACCTGATGAATTGATGAAATGTAGGAACAGAGAACGCTGGCGTTATGTGCAACGTCGCTCGGTACAGCGGGCCTTGAAAGCTGTTTCTCCATCTGGTTAAAGGCATTGATGTATGCCTCTTTGAACTGGGCAGCACGTTTACCCGTGAAACCCATAGCAAGAAACGCAAAGCCGTCGCGGGTTATTTGATAGCAAGGTAGTTTGCGGCCTGTGCAATCGGTGTAATCACTCACCGAAAAATTGCGGGCAGTGAATGATGCGGAGCATTCAAGCGTGCGGATCTTTTTCAGTACATCGTCATGACGTTTGGAGAAGAAGTTGGCAACAGCCAGGGATGAAGTAACAGCCTGACCATCAACGATGGCAATTTCAGGTTGAGTGAGGGTTGGGATCGTAGCCATGATGGCAGCCTCTTTGGTGATTTTAAATAACTCACCACCAAGGCTTTCCACGACCTTATTGGTGGTGAGACGTACAGGGGTGGAAATACCGGTCACCAAAGAACCCGGCCCAACCGAAGTTGGCCCTGCACGCCCCACCATAATTTGGGCGTAATGCTGCTCATGACACAAAAAAACCGCAAGAGCGCGGTTGTGCGCTTTGGTGAATTCCGGGTTTCCACGCCCGGCACCCGCTTTATAAGGTGCCTGAACAGTGTAACGTCCCGGAATGGCAGAATCAATGTGCTGGTGGTCCTTCACACTCAACAAAATCACGCCTGAATTTCCACAAAGGACTAAAGCACTCATGCGGGTAGTCTTTGCGAAGATAGATAACGCGCTGTGTTTCTGGCTCCCAACGAATAACATGAACATAAAGTCCTCTTCCGTCACGAAACCAGCGGTTAAGTTCCTGCACAACTCGCCCCCCACAGTCAGGTAAAGTTCTCTGTGGTTACTTACAGCCAGGTGATTTGGTAATCTGCATTCATGCCGTAACAACAGGTGTTCAGCCACGCGGACCACCAACTGTTGCGACCAACGGTTATTTGCCGTTAAACTGTTCATGCGTTAGTTTCTCCACAACCAGAAGCAATCGACGCCACGACGCCCGGAGCTGCACACTCGCGGGCGTTACTCTTTTCCGGTGCACAAAAAACACGAAATAACAGTGTTAAATGCTCCTGCCACTTCGCCATTACTTGGTAGCTGTTCTCTTCGATTTGCTCACGCTCAGCCTGGTCAATAACTCCATCAGCAGTTGCCTTGCGTAAGTACTGGGAATGCTTGCCAATCCATTCTATTGACTCCATCAGCCGCTGATTAATGTCACCATTGCCAATGTCATCAATGACCACCAGCGGCACAAACACCCCATTACTACGACGGGCTATTGCATCTGTTACATGCCTGGTACCACTGGCATCCTGTAAAACCATGGCCCACTCAAGTGGAAAAATTTGATCCCCACCGCTACGCAGTCTGTTATGCAATTGATCTTTTGCTGGGGTGATATCATCAGATTTATACAAACCAAGAATTTCTGCTGCTTCCTCATAGCCATGAGGTAAATCAGCAATCGTTCTTCGTATTGCTGCCACCAGCCATGCTGGTTGTTTATCAACTTTCCATTCAGGTTCTTTACCCACGGCTATCTCCTTAAAACTGTGGTTACTTTCCATCTGATAAGTCTTTAATCTTTTGAAAAATATCTGGACGTAATTTTTCTTTTGATACGCCAGTGGTCATTTCAATAAATATCGAGAGCTTTGCAGGGGGACGCTTTTCTCTGTTCAACCAGTTCCAGACATGTTGTTGCTTTACTAAACGACCACTGCTGGCTGTGAGCTTCCGAGCCAATTCTGATTGACCACCAGCCAGAGCGATTGCCTCTGATAAGGCTAATTGCTCAGGTGTCATAGCTTTCTCCTATCTGTAAGTAGTAAAGTTGTTGATAACTTCGATTATACAACCACAACAACTTTTATCACAACTTTTAGATGTTGGAAAGCTAAAACATAAAGTTGTAACCTCAATAAAAACGAGGGGGATATGTTGTGAAAACATTGGCAGAAAGACTAAAAAGCGAAAGAGAAAAAGCAGGAATGAGTCAGGCGCAACTAGCTGAAAAAATTGGGCTTTCACAACAATCCGTAGCGAAAATCGAGAATGGAGAAACTCAACAGCCTCGGAAAATTAAAGAGATTGCTAAAGTGTTAGGGGTTTCTCAAAAGTGGTTGCAATTGGGCATTGAGGATAACGCGTCTTTCCCAGACCTTGTTGTAAAGGAGGCTGAAAGTACAGCATTAGATCCTGACATTTTTGCAAACATTCCAGTCCTAGATGTCGAGTTATCAGCGGGTAATGGATGTTTGGCTGAAATAGTTGAATCAACTGTAGACTGGTTCCCGCTAAGAAGGATTGATTTAAGAAAAGCTGGTGTATGTGTCTCCAATGCAAAGATCGTAAAAATTTGGGGCAATAGTTTACTACCTGTACTTAACAATGGAGATTTTGTTGCTGTTGATGTTTCCCAAACGGTTCCTATTCGTGATGGGGATCTTTATGCCATACGTGATGGCGTATTACTTAGAGTTAAAATATTGATCAATTTACCTGACGGTGGTCTGATTCTAAGAAGTTTCAATAAAGATGAGTATCCAGATGAAATACTCACCTTCGAAGATAGGCGTTCCAGAATTCACGTTATAGGTAGAGTATTCTGGTCATCGCGCACTTGGTAATGCATCAAAAAACCTTCCTTCAGAAATTTAGTTACCATTATTACCCGCCTTTTCAATCTTCCTCCCGTGATTTGAGAGTTTCCAATCACGGAAGGAAAGTGTCCCTTGTGTAATTAAAAGCGCATCGTCCATACAACCTCCTTTTTTGATAACCCTTGCCCTCATTTCACATCCGTCAAAACCACATAAAGTTGTTGACAACAACCAAAACAACAACTAGATTACAACTTAAAGATGTTGCAGTAACGAACAGGTAGGACGCCCACGAAGTAGCCGCCCGGGGCATATGAAGTCCAGGATGATTCGTTAGCAACAAAAAAGCGCCCTACAGGACGCTTAGCTCTTTAACAATCTTGGTATCCCCGTAACAAAAGAGGGTTCTATGGTCATATTCTGTGCTTACGTTCATCCTAATGGATTTTTTATCAGTACCAACCAACAAGACGAATTCTGGATTCTACTTAGTAAGCAGGTCGGATGGGGACGATTCTGTCTAATCCGACCAGAATCAGAATTTACAGAGAATGGAGGGCTTTTTGAATTACGTGAAATACGTCCGGCAGATGGTCAAGCCCCTGACCAAGTAATCGAATCGTCAGCTGTTTTATGGCGTCGGCAGGAAGCGTTCGAAGCTGAGAGAGTAATTTCTTCTTATCTTCAGTCGTGGCAGAAGTAGAACTATTGATGATACGTTCAAGTTCACAGAGAGTCTCATCATGCAATCTTATTGTCATAATCCCAAGAATAGCTTTAAGACCTCCATCATCACGAATGAAATCAATTCCATCTTTAGTAATTCTTAATTCAGGAATATTTATATTTATGCCATCCAAGTAATAATCAAGAGCATTCTTAATCAAGCCATGTTCTTCGAGATAAATTAAGTTCGAAATTAGGACATTATCATCTCCAAATGCGTCACGAACAGACTGCAACGCATCATCAGAAATTTCATAAGGATGAGCATCATACAGTATTTGTAACAACTGCCTTTGTGCACTTCTATCAAATTTGTCCATCTTAAATAATCACCATGTTATTGGGGGTATCAAGATTAACCGAATCCTTGTTGTTGGGGAATAACCAGGTCCACCTCGCCTGATGTGGCTAAAAGCAGGCACATAACAGCTAAGTATTTTCAACCAGAGAG